CTGCTTTAGCTAATGTACCAGCTTTTAATAACTCACTTTCTCGTCAAGCCATCATAAATGGAAACTTTGATGTGTGGCAGAGAGGAACGAGTGTAGCGATGACTGCGGCCAATGCTTATGCGGCTGACAGATGGTACTGCGAAACTGCGACTGCTGGAACCGATAAAACAGTTAGTAGAGAAGACGGAACTGGGGTAAACGGTTCTTATTATTGTGCAAGAGTAAAAATGGTTGGTGATGTAGATGAACTTTTGACCTTTAGCCAAGCACTAGAGAGCCAAGACAGTATCAAGTTTAGAGGAAAAAAAGTTACTCTATCTTTTTATGCTAGAGGCGGTGCTGAATTTGTCGCTGATAACGCTACCTTAGTTTCTAAAATAGTTACCGGCAAAGGAACAGACCAAAAAGTTTTAGCTTTTACAACTTCTGCTGATGGGGTAAGTCAAAACAACACTCTCACGACTGGTTGGCAAAAATTTACTTGTACGACTACGGCGGCAATAGCGGCTGATATTACCCAAATAGGTGTCTCGTTTGCTTTTACTCACGCTGGAAGCGGAACGACAACTAATTATTTTGAAATAGCTCAAGTCCAACTCTGTGCTGGTGATGTAGCCCTACCTTTTATGCCTAAGAGTTTTGAAGAAGAGTTAAGAGCATGTCAGAGGTATTGCTACGTGCCAATCCTTGATGAAAATAATACACATTTAGCTCTAGGTACTGCTGTCAGTACAACGGTTGCCAGGATTCCATTGTCACTTCCAGCAACAATGAGAACTACTCCTGCCTTATCGGTTACTGCCAATCAATATTTACTGTTTGATGGAGTTACCACAGTCGCACTCACAGCACTCGCAAACTTATCGTTTGGAGAGTTTACAGGCAACTGTTTAACCTTGTCAGCAACAGTAGCATCGGGGTTAACCCAGTTTAGACCTTATTTGTTGATTACAGATGCAAGTCCTCCAAGATCTTTAATTTTAGAAGCCGAACTCTAACTATGAAAAAACCTATTAATTATTTAATTACTTTAGGTGAAATCTGAAATCTCTATTGCTCTACTCAAAAAAGACATTATCTATATTAAAAAAGGGGTAGAAAAAATTAGTAATTCTTTAGATTATATGGTTAAAAATGATGATGAGTACAAAGAAATGAAAAATAAGGTAGATGACCTTTGGGACTCAAAGAATAGAATGATAGGCTGGCTCTTAGGAGCTGGAATTGTCGGAGGGGCAACATCATCTGTTTTACAAGATATTATTAAATCAGTATTAGCGATGACTAAATGAAATCGGTTATTAAAATACAAAAACGTGCAATTTCCTTGTTTAAAAACTTGCGAAAATTGACAATTTAGCCATACAAGTGATTGTACACTAAAATAAATATGCAAACACTAAGCCAAAAAGACTCGAGATGGGCAAATATTACGATTGGAAATAGTACGTCAACAATTTCTCGGTTCGGTTGCACTATAACTGCCCTAGCTTGCCTTGCCGGAACTACCCCAGATGTCGTCAATGCTTTTCTTACTGCCGTTGGTGGGTTCTTAGTCGATAGAATAATCTGGAAGAAGTTAAACGAAACTAAATTAGGTCTTACCTTTCCCGACAACGGAAGACAATATGCTTATAACGATGAAGCCGTCAGGAGAGCGATTGAAGACTATGGTGGCTGTTTAGTTGAGGTAGACTATGACGGCGTGATTTCTACGACCTCTGATAGACACTGGGTACTCTATATTGGTAATCATCAGCTCATTGACCCGTGGGACGGAAAGATTAAAGAAACTTCATCATATCCAATAGTCAAGGGATATGCTATTATCCAGACGAATCATGAAAACGACAACATTTTGACACAAGAAGAAGAGAACATTTTGAACTTCCTCAAAGAAAGGAATGCCAACGAAGGTATGGTACGTGAAGCCCTGGACGCTCTAACTGAAAAAGCTCTATTAAAAGTAGAGATTCAAACGCTCACAGGTAAAATAACGGATTTGGAAGCCTCCCATGAAAATTTGCAAAAACAGATTGACGATTTGAGTTTAAAACTCGCCGAAGAACAGAAATCACAGGCAGATTGGCAGTCACAGGTCGCCTTTGCTAACAAACAACTAGAGAATGAGCTCGAACAAAACGCCCTGATAGACGAAGAGAGAAAGAAATATAAAAGACTCTACGAAGAAGCCTTACAGAAGTTCCCCTCTAATTATTTATGGAAAGACATTATTAATTTAATTATTAAAAAAATAAAATCAAATGATAGAAAATCTTAATCCCGCCGGGATAATCTCTATTTTCCCTTTTATATTCATTGCGATAAACGAGCTCTTAAAAAAGATTGGACTGGAAGAAAAATACTGTCCAATTATTAATCTTATTCTTGGATTCATCGCTCTTCCAGTTTTTTTTGAAATTGGTCTCAATCTCTACTATTCGATAATGGGGTGTTTAATTCTCGGTCTTAGTGCCGGTGGCTTCTACGACCTCGGGAATAAAACCATCCTAAATAAATAACCAGTGGTGCTTTAGACGGGCTCCCATTGGTAAATAATTTTGATAAATGCCCCGTATTCAACACAAAGTTGAGAGAAAAATTAATCATAAACGGAAAGGGTGATGAGATAGTTGTTTTACCTGCAGAGGGGACAAGGTTTACTAATAAAAAAATTCCTCTAATCGATGAGGAAAGAATGTTGCATCACCTCGCTGATGCACAAGAAATTTATGAACAACAAGAAGTGGGGCAAAGAGAGGCTTCAGTTGAATTACATCCTGCCAATCCTGATTTGCCTATATATATTTGGCTTAATACTGACGACCATTTGGGATCTATTCACACTGACTACAAGGCCTTTTTAAGAGACTATACCAGAGTTCGAGAATTGCCTAATTTCTACGTTATTAATAATGGTGATGAAGTTGACGCCTTTATGATTAACAATAAGGCGGCGGCAGGAGTTTATGAAAACCCCATGAGTCCTCAAGAACAAGGGTTTCTCTTTCACAAACTCTTTAAACAACTAGACGACCAAAAGAAGATTATTGCTTTTTCCTTTGGAAATCACAATCAATGGCTACGCAGTTCAGGGTATAAATTTGAGAATACTTGGCTAAGAGATTTTAACTGTCCTGTCTTAAACTGCGGTGGGGAAATCAAACTAAAAGTTGGCAAACAAGAATACAAGATAGGGATTTCTCACATGCACTGGGGAACTTCTAAAATAAATATCACGAATCCTGGCAAAAGAATGCTCCAAAACGAACACCCTGACGCTGATGTTATTTTCTTAGGTCATTGTTTTTCATCTGATACTGAAGTTTTAACAGAGAATGGGTGGAAAACTTTTGACAAGGTACAGATAGGAGAAAAGGTGATGACACGGAACTTAGACAATGGGAATTCTGAGTGGAATCCAATTAATAAAATCTTTCACTATACCCACTATAAAAAATTGATTCACTTTAAAAATCAATCGGCAGACTTGCTAGTAACACCAGAACATGCTGTTGTTGCCAGTAGTGATTATAAAAAAATAGCCTACAAAAGAATTGAAGCCAATAACTTTATAGGTAAAAAGGTATACATGCCGGTTGGTGGAATAAACAATAATCCCGATATTAAGGTAAGTGACGATTGGTTAAGACTTGTCGCTTGGATAATTACAGAAGGTAGTTATAGTGCGGAATCACTTGGACACATAAGAATTAGTCAAAGCGAAAAAGAAAAGGTTGGAATTAAACATATTATAGATATTTGTGACAATCTTGGACTAACTTATTCGTGTATTAAGAGATATTCTGCTGGAACGACAGTACGTGGACAACATAGAAACTACGATGCTTACAGAATAAATCTCCATTCATGCGAAACCACTAAAAAAATAGTTGCCATGTTTCCCTCTAAAAAATTTAATTCGTGGTTTTTGAATTTATCCAACAGACAATTTGAAATTTTATTCAAAGAAATGATATTGGCAGATGGAAATAAGAACTCAATGGGACACGGATTTCAATATGGAACGAAATGGAAAGATGAAGCTGATATTATTCAATCTCTATACTCTATTAACGGATATAGAACAAGCGTAATTAAAAGGGAAAGATATGGAAAATTTTATTATTGTATAACCATAAATCCTCGTACTTATACATTTTTTAAAGAGGGTGGAAAATTAGTTGATTATAGTGGTGATGTTTGGTGTGTTTCAGTAGATAATAAAACCCTATTTGTTAGGAGAAATGGAAAAGCAATAGTTTGTGGTAATACTCATCAAAAGAGTGTCGAACACATGAACTCAGGGGGAAAGGATAGGTTGATTGTCATGGGGGGGTGTTATAAGACAAAAGATGAATTTAGCCCTGAACATGGTATGGGCGGAGGCGGTAGTGAGGGTGGAGTCACTCTTGCCCTTTATCCAGACAAAAGAAGAATGATTGCTTATTACACCATGGAGGAAGCAGTTGATGCTTTTGAAGATCAATTAGAGATTAAAAAACTCCATGCCCGAAAAAAGAACTCAAATTTGTGACCTCTGTCAGAAACATGTTGAAAATCTAAAGTCTTTTCAAGAGGGTAAAAGTCCTGAAGAAATCAAGCAGGTAGTAGCTGAAGAATTTTACGAAGAAGTCGGGGGTAAGGATTGCTTTGAGAATTTAATTTGTTTACCAATGGTGAGATTACATGGGCCCTGAAAGTATTTTAATCGGAAAGTCTGAAGACATCCCTCGGTGTTCATTCGTAGTCGTGAGAATAAAAAGAGGTCCAGCTAACGGAGTTGAATTTCAACCCAATGAAATGCAGGAAATCTTTGTAAGTGATGGTAGTGAGGCTTCACTTCTCTTTGGTTGGAGGATTGCCTGTCGAGAAGTAAAGAAATACAAAACGATGATAGTTTTCAATCCCGATGAGGTAGTTACATTTCCCGATGTCGGAGGGGAAGGAGAGGAAGATGATTGAGTATGGCTCAATGCCACTACTCTTAAGTGTAGAGTTTCACGCCTTTGGTAAGGAAATCAAAAAACGAGTACGAGAAGAACAAGGTGGATTGTGTGCTGTAAGCGGTTGTAGTGGCAGATTAGAAATTCATCATCGAGTGCCTAAATGCAAGGGCGGTTCGGATAGAATAGAAAACGCTGTCGGACTTCTAGGAGAAAGAAGTGGTAATGATGTCCATGAGAAATATGACCGTCTAGCGATAGACAATAATTTATTCTTACACCCCGACGGAAGGCTCGTAACACGCTCTGAGATGCCCCAGGAATGCTTTAAACGTCAAGACTATAATAGAATGCCACAAGTCAGAAGAAATAAGAGAAGAAGTCATAGGCGACATTAGCAATCAAAATTGTTTACTGCTAATTTACTGCTAATTTACTGCTAGTCAGGGGATAGATTCGTGCTATAATAAGTTATGTTGACAGAAGCAGAAAAAAGAGCCAAGAAAAGGTATCGAGACAGTCATCCCGAAAAGATTAAAGAATACCGGAAATGGTATTACCTTCACGTGACCAAGCCCAAACGTCTCGCATTACGACATCATTAACCAATTTTTCTAGTTTTTCTAGTTTTTTTTATTTTTCCAAAGTATCTAATATCTTATAAGTTTTTGTTAATGTAGGGGTTTGTTTTTCAATTTTTGTCATTCACCTAGCTAAAAGTATATCAAAACCAGTCAAATGAGGCAAATCAAAATTTGAACCTAATTTGTCGCTTGACAACGCTTGTAAAAGGAGTAAAATTAACTTACAATCAACAGTTAAGTTGACGATAAAAATTATGCCCAGAATGCCTAAAACAATTAATCAAAGAGACTGGCACATTTCATTTGCCGACTACTTAAACCGGACTCATTTCTATTTCCTGATTCCTTGTTCACTTAAGAGTATTAAACCGGCCATTAAACATTTTATTAGTTTAAGCAATTAATGAAACTATCCACAAAAATAGACCGGATAAATTTGAAATTCAAAATTCTTGACGCTTTGGTGCCATTAACTAATCAATTAAATAAACCTTACGATGGAGAGGGCATAATTTTAGCTTACAACACTTTTTTCAAAAGACTCGATGAAATATTAAACATTAAATTGGAGGAATAAATGGACGCGGGAGTTTTATTGGGTAAATTTATTGACAGATATATTCTCGGAAAACACCGAGCCAGAGAAATAGGGACTGGGAGATATGTTTGTACCACCGGTTTTGTTAGAGCCATTCCGAGACACACAGAAATTAAATTTTATACCGATTTCCATAAGGAGGAAAAATGACCAAAGAACAGATATTAAAACAGTATGAAAATTTGTCTGATTTCGGTGAGTTAAAGGAAAGTATTATTATAGCAATTAGCCAAGCCTATGATATTGGATTTGAGGAAGGTAAACAGGATGGATTAAAAGTTGCTTCTCAAATTTCAGAAATGATTACTAATTCATTAAATAAATGACCAAAATTCAAAGAAAACTCTTAAATAAATGGGTTTCTCAATACTGTGATCCAACTGTTCCACAGGAAGTCATTGATGAAAAGGTAAACGAACTCATCGATTTACACAGTCAAAATAAGTTCTTAGTCAACGAGGAAAAGGTTTACGAAAACATGAGAGGGATAGTTAGAGTTAAAAACCCTACTGATTGTATTGCTGAAATGGAAGCTGACATGGACGATGACTCCGGTGACGAAAGTTATTCATTTGAGGAGGAAATATGAGTTGTAAACAAAACGATATTCTAGCCGATAACGCTATCGATAAGGTAGACGCCCTAATGAGACTCAATCCTTCTATTCCAGAAGAGGCGAGAGATCAGCTTGTTAAAGAAGAATATATTAAAAGTTTAGAATACTCAGATGACTATGAGCCTCAGACCTATGAAGAAATGGAGGAGGCTGACGCTTGTTGGGAATCAATGAGAAAAGGAGAAGAATGAAAACGTCCAAATCAATTATAAAAATAATTCCAGCACTTTTAGCGAGTCAAAAGAAAATAGAAGCAGTTGAGAAGAATGCGAACAATCCCTTCTTTAATTCTAAATATGCTGATTTAAACTCTCTTATAATGGCCTGTAAATCAATTCTAAATTCTAATGATATTCTCGTACTTCAGCCAGTTATGGATGGTTATGTAGAAACTAGATTAATTCACACTTCCGGAGAGTGGATGTCAAGCAAAACAAAAATTGTCTGTAAGTCAGAAAACAACCCCCAAGAGCAAGGAAGTGCTATTACCTATGCAAGGCGCTATGGACTTCAATCAATGCTTTTTATGTCAGCTGAGGATGATGATGGAGAGAAAGCCACTAATCATATTATAAGTCCTGAAACTAAAACAAAAACAATAACCGATAATAAGGGACTAGAGGTTTATTGTTCTGTTTGTAATTCGTTAATGGTTAATAAAACAGGAACTAACAAAGACGGTAAAAAATGGTCTGGTTGGTTCTGCCCACAAAATAAAGATCACCCTCCTAGATGGGTCTAACCCCTTCAGCCTATCGGCTGGGGTGAGGGTGTAGGGGCTCCTCAAAGCATACTACACCTTCGCCTTAGTCAATAAGACTAATTTATTCATTCACTTCAGCATCTTAGAGGAGCCACCAGTGAAAGAAAACTTTACTTGGATTAAGTTATATAGAAAACTACTTGATTGGGAGTGGTATTCTGAAAATGCAACCAGATCTGTATTTATCCATCTTCTTTTAACAGCTAATACTGAAGATAAAAAATGGAAGGGAATTGACATAAAAAAAGGACAAGTAATTATAGGTAGAAAAGAGTTATCAAAAAAGTTGGGATTATCGGAACAATCTATACGCACTGCTCTAACTCACCTAAAATCAACCAACGAAATAACCAGCAAACAATATAGTTATTGTACCTTAGTTACCATAAATAACTTCTCTGATTATCAACAATCAACCAACAAATCAACCAACAATCAACCAACAATCAACCAACAATCAACCACCACTAAAGAATATAAGAATAAAGAATATAAGAAGAACACTATAGAAAGCGTTTCGCACGATGACATCAAAGAGATAGCAGAGAAATATCAGGTCAGTATTGCTTTTGTTAGTAAGATTTTAGAGGAATTAAAACTCTACTGTGGATCAACCGGAAAGAAGTATGCCGACTACAAACTAACTTTAATGAATTGGGTGAGACGAAAGACTGATGAAAAACCAAACTCTAAATTAAAAGACCTAGAACCTAACCAAATCCTAGATATTCGGAATAATCCTGAAAAATTATTATTTTATCAAAGGAGAGGGTACGACGTATCCCGACTAAAACTACATGCTTAAAGGAAAAAAATTATTAATTAAAAAAACAAAATGACACAGGCAGAATGCGAGCACGTTAAGGAGTTGTTTGGTTATAAGTTATGGAAAGTGATGAAGTGGGCTGAAGCCAAAGGCAAGAGAGATGTCTTTCAAACCTGTTACGAGAGAGCTAAAGAGCTTAATCATCGAGAATACGGTGACTGGAATGAGGCTAAGTCTCAGTTTATGACTATGAACTTTCCTACGGTTAAACAGGATGACAAATACTTTTATCAAACTACCAGAGTTTTAGGCTATTTAGTTAGTTTTTCTCAAGAGATGGACGATGAAATGACCGTCAAATCTAAATCCATGGCTATCTACAATCAAAAGACCAATGACTGTGTTTATCGAATGTTAGTGGCTAATAAGGAGGTTCTTTTTCAATGAGCAAAGCAGGTTACACGTTATTGCCAAGGCTTGGGCCTTGGAGAGAAGGGAGGGGGAACTTTTACAGGTATGATTCTGCCCACCCTCTTCTCCGAGTCTCAAGACTCAGTTATTAATTAAAAAAATATGACAAGACTTGAAAGAAAACAAAAGGCTAAAAACCACACTTTCAACTGCTATTTGGGTGCTGCTGTAATGGGATTTCTAGCCGGTGTAATTTTATCAATTACTCTACTTCGTGCCAAGAAGGAAGTGCCTGCTGAACCAATAGTTCAAAAGGTTGAAGCTAAAGCCCCAGAGAGGTTCTGTGGTGATGTTATTTCTTATATCCGCTGTCGAGGTGAGGACCTTGGAGTCTCTAATCAAAACATTATGACCATGATTCGCATAGCAAAATGTGAATCCGGTCTTAGAGAAGAAGCAGTGAATAAGAACCGCAACGGAACCATAGATGGAGGGGTGTTTCAGATCAACTCAGTTCACAAGCAAAAACTGAGTAATGTTTTCGATTTTAGATTCAATATCGACTACGCTTATAAATTATTTCTTGCTCAGGGATTTTCCCCTTGGAATGCTAGCAAGAAGTGCTGGAATAAATAAGATGTGCCGAGATAGGCTTTATAAAAAACCCCAACTCTGCTCAGTTGAAGGTTGTGTCAGAGAAGCCGAAATCAAGGGCATGTGTTTAACCTGTTACCGAAAGAGTCGAGAAATTAATTTATTAAAACCAAAAGTATGAGACGTAAAAAGAATCCTAATCTCGAACTCTTTAGTAAGCGGAAGAAACTCAAACCCTTACCCAAGCTCAAGAAACTAGCTGAGAAGTGGTTTCACAAGTATATTATCCTAAGAGACAAAAGGATTTGTTTCACCTGCGGTAAGCCAGGCAATCAAGCCGGACACTTTTGGCATAATAAACTTGATTTTGATGAGCGTAATTTACATTGTCAATGTGCATATTGCAATCTCTACAGGAGCGGAAACTTAGCCGAGTATTCAGCAAAACTTATCAAAAAATATGGTCAAGAATGGTTTGACAATCTCTATTCAGATGCTCACAAACCCAAAACCAAAATCAGTCGTGATGAGCTGAATGAGTATCTGGGAATTTACAAATTAAAAGTTAAAGAATATGAACAAAGGAAAAACTAAAGAATATATGCTCGAAGGTATCCAAGAGAGAATAGACAAACTCTCTTATGAGATTTGGAGTAGAAAATATCGAGAGGATCAGCTCGCAAAAGAGAAGAAATCTAAGAAGTTAAATAAATCATATCTATAAACAAAAAAAGGTGGTATAAACATTCAAAAATAAAATGATACAAAAATTAAAAAACCTAAAAAACTTTATGTACAGGGGCGTACATGGTTGGTGTCCTGAAGACACTTGGAATTTAGATTATTATTTAGCCAAAGTCATCTCCGAGACCACTAATTATCTTCAAAAGAACCTAAACAGTTATCCCGATGGACTTACTTTAGGTAAATGGCGAAAGATACTCAAGCAAATTTCAAAAGACATAATCGTCAGAGATAACATTATCACCGAGAAAAGCCAACTAGAAGCCTACGCCAAAAGAAAGAAGGCTCTAGAACTTTTTATTAAATATTTTAATTTTCTTTGGGACTAATGAAAACTACCGAACTTATCAAAGACCTAAAAGCTACCTGTCCAGATGGCTGGGGGGTTCAAAAGTATTTTGAGGAAGATAATGATGGGGGCTGTCCTTGTTTTCTGGGTAAGGTTAAATTAGACGAAGGAACTCTAAAAGTTAATGGTAGGTGCTGGAGAGTAGCCAAGAATGACCAAGACTTAATCATCTCAGGAACTCTACCTAAAAAGTTAAAAGTTAAAGTCGGGAATGTAATCAGAATCCTACTTAACAAACAAAAGTGGTATTCAAGATACACCCTAATCATAAGATGAAAAAAGATACACTCTTAAATAAACTCATTGATGAAATTGACCTTATTGATGAATACGCTTTTCTTAGTGGTAGGGTAATCCATTCAGTTAAATTTGACAAATCACTTGCTTTACACAAAACTAGAGCTTTTAAGATTATTGATTTATTAAGAAATCTATGAAATATAAAAACTCAAGAAAAAAAATGCATGAAAAAATAGACGGTGTTTTAAAACAATGCCTTGATTATGATAATCCCTATTTATATTCACATGTTCTTCAATTAGGAATTGACCTCCTCGCCATAGATGATAAACCTTGTAAACATCATTTTGAATATAATGGTGGTTTAGAAATGAAATGTAGCAAGTGTGGGAAAATTATTGAGCAAGATAAACCTAAACGAGCCGTCAATAAAGACAACCTTAAAGAATTTGTAGACTTATATAACGGTAAAACCAAGCTAGAGGGAGAAATGTGGTTATTTAAGAAAAACGGGAAGAAAGTAAAAATCAAAGTTGGTCTTGAGCCGAACTATACTGATTTACTCAAGCCAGAGATAGAGATGATAAGAGAAATAATGATGGACGACTTTAATGCAAGAAAGGAAGAACTTGAAGCTGTCAAGTATAGTGCTGAAACCAGAGCCTTTGCAGTTGCTGGGATTGATTTAATTTACAACTTTATGCAGAGGGTATTAAAAAAGTTAGATTATTTATCTACCAAAGATAAGGAGGAGGGGAAATAGTATGGAATTAGCTGCTTTACTTATGATACCTATTTTCTTTATTTTAAGTCTAGTCGGAGGATTGATAAAATTGATAATAAAGTTACGCTGGACAATAGTTGTAATACTTGGATTGTTAATTATCGCTCGTTACTTAAAAGTTATTTAACCTCTCACCCCATAATAAATTATAAATTAAATAAAATATGACCAATAAAATGTCAAAAGAAGAAGCTCTGTTAAAAATTGAAGAACTAGAAAAATATATAGCTGACGAGGAACTAAAACCATCAGGTATAAAAATACTAAACCGATATAATAATTCAGAAATTTTTGTCTCTACTAAAAAGACTATTAAAGAAGCAGTATTAGAGGCTTTAGCAAAAAATGTTAGCCTTTCTGAAACTTACCTTTCTGGAGCTGACCTTTTTGCAGCTGACCTTTCTGGGGCTAACCTTTCTGGAGCTAACCTTTCTGGAGCTGACCTTTATAAAGCCAACCTTTCTGGAACTAACCTTTCTGGAGCTGACCTTTCTGGAGCTGACCTTTATAAAGCCAACCTTTCTGGGGCTAACCTTTCTGGGACTGAATTATCAAATGCTAAATTCTACGGTAAAGGCGGAACGGTCAAATTAAAGAAAAACCAAGTAAAAGACTTTTTGGCAGCTCTTGGATTTATAGTGGAGGATTAGCCATAAAATGAAAAATAAACAAAATAACAACTGGACAGAGAGATGGGAAATCAATAAGGAATTACAAAGTTGGAATTTAAATATGATGGATGAAAAAGAAATTTTATCCTTTATTAAAACCGAAATAGATAAAGCAGTAGAGGAAACTATTGAAAAAGCAAGACAAATTATTTTATCAGCACCAAGATATTTAGATGAAGTTTTAGAAAGGTTAGACCAATTATCAATTAACAAAAAGGAAACAAAATGAAATATAAATATTCAGTTAGAGAATTGTTAGTAGATTTTTTCAGTAAACCTCATATTAGTAACAACTATATGATTAATATGCTTAAAAAGAAATCAGACAAAAATTATTGTAAATACCAATATTCCAGAAGTAAATTAGTTAGTAGAGTTATGTATTTATTTGGTAATCCTAAAGACACACACTGGTTAGGAATTAGAAATCAAATAGTAGATGATTTGTTATTTAAAATTAAAAAAGACAAGTTTGATATTGGTGATGAATACTGGTATTTAAGTGACTCGGGAGATGTTTTTAAAAGTTTATATGACGGAGAAGAAATAGACCAGTTTCGTTGTAAAATTAACAATATGTTTAAAACAGAGTTTGAAGCAAAAGAAAGATTAAAAGAAATTAATTTAACCAAATAAATATGGATAAAAAAGAAATAAAAATAACAGAAATTGATGAAAAGCGACAAATTATTGATACCAAAATAACTGATGCTAGAGAAGTTTTAAGGATTTTAGTAACCACACTTGGAGGCTTTATAGTAACACTATCAGAGCAAAATCCTGATAAACAAAAAGAGTTGACTAGTGCGGTTCACGACACATTAGATAATATGGTTAATGCTGGATTAAATGCCAAACCAATTAAAGATTTAAACTAAAAATATGAGACCAATAAAAGGTAAATCAAAAATATACAATATATGTTTAAAACATATATCTACTGTTAATAGTTTTGTTTATGATGATGGAATAAATCATTTTGAACCAATGGTAGAAACATTAGAAAAGTATCTCCACTCAGAACGCCTTAAATGGACTAGAAAGATGAGAAAGATAATAGACCTAATGTGGATAAAGAAAGAAAAGGATAAAACTGGACACGATGCTGGGTGGAATAGTGCTTTAGCTGAATTAGAAGCTAGACTTAAACGTTTAGAACAACTGGAGAAGAAATGACCGCATTTACAACAGGTGTAGAAACCAAAGAACAGCACAAAAAAAGGTTAGCTAAAATAAAAAAGAAGTTTAGAAAAGTAAAATGGTACTCCAATCCATTAAATGAGGAGAAATATAATTTATAAATTAATTTATTAATTAAAGAAAATATAAATAAAGGAGGGCAACATTTCAGCCAATAACATCATCTACATAGACAGAAATAATTTTAAAGTCTACTATCAGGGCTGTGCAGACAACGATGATTTAGGAAGCCTAGAAGGTCAAGGCAAGACCATAGAGGAAGCCATAAACATCGCTGATGATATTTTAGAAGAGTGTGGGGAAATAGAGTATGGCATAATGTTTATCGGTTCCAGAAAGTATACAAAAAAGCATACTAAGCCGACACGACCTAGTTTGTCTAAACACGACAAATCTGTAGAGGATAATCATATCAAAACACCTAGAAAATCACATCAAAATAAATGAAAATGATATGATACAAAAATTATAATTTAGCTGTTTCACAAAAGTAAACAAAAATAGACTTATCTAAAACCAATATGAAAACCGTAAATAAAGACAAAAAAACCTACACCGTTAACGAATATACAACCATAGTTGATAAGATAATCGCTGAGAAACTTCCACCTCAAGATGCTTTAGTTAAAATGCTTGAAATCTTTGGTAACTGCAAAGTTATAAACATGGACAAAGGCGGAAAGCGAGGGATGGGTCCCGTTACTCATAGGTCCCCCAGCATCGCCAATGTCCGCCTTAAAAAATGAAACTAAGAGACATAAGTGATTGGGAAAAACAGGATGCTATTTTAGACAAAGAGGGAAACGTCCTCTGTCCTTGTTGTCGAAAGAACCTCGCTAGAGTAAACAGGTATGGTATGATCAGGAAGTGTAAAGAGTGTCAGAAGACGAAGAAGACAAAGAACGAAACCTTTGGGTATGCCTTTGTCGATACTAATGGGTTTAAGAGTCGTTAGCTTCTTTAGCAGAGGTTTAATCTTAGTGCTAGACATAGAATTTACTTGATGTATATTACTGCCAATGAAACCTGCCAAAAAGAAAAAGGGGGATAATCTTACACTTAAACAAAGGAAGTGGATTAAGGAATATATTAAGACGGGAAATGCTACGGAAGCTGCCATGAGAGTTTACGATTGCAAAGATAGAGAATCTGCCTCAGCAATAGGTACTCAAAACTTAGGAAAACTTTCGTTTCCAGAACTTATGGAAGAGATGGGATTAACTGATATTACCTTAATGAATGTAGGAGCTGAGGGAATGACCAAAGCCAATAAGATACATGGCACAAATGATAACTTTGTCGAGATACCGGACTATGCTACTAGACACAAGTATTGGGAGACTATGTTGAAATTAAAGAGAAAACTGGGAGTCGAGAATCAAGTCAATGTTCAAGTTAATGTCCAACCAATACTAGGTGGAATAACAAAAGATGATTTTGTGGAGGTAAAAGAAGATGCCACTGAGTAAGGAGGAAAAATATGCTAGAGCCAGGGCGTATAAGGCAACTCCAGAATTTAAGGCCCATAGAATAGCTTATGATAAAAAGAGATGGGAAAATCCAGAAGTAAGAGAAGCTGCTAAATTAAGAAGACAAACGCCAGAATATAAAGCAAAAGCCAAAATCTTTCAAAAAAAATATAGAAGCACTGAGGAATATAGGGAATGGAAAAAGCAATATCGCCAGAAACCAGAACAACTTTATAAGAGAAGAAACCATGACTTTATAAAGAATTTTGGAATAACAATGGAAGAATATAAACTGATATTGGCTAAGCAGAATGGAGTGTGTGCTATCTGTCATCAAAAAGAAACAAAAAGGGTGAGGGGTGTTGTAAGAAGTCTTGCTGTTGATCACAATCACGAGACTGGAAAAGTGAGGGGGTTACTGTGTACGGCATGTAACCAAGCATTAGGACAAATGAAAGACAGTCCAGAAATTCTTATGAGTGCTATTGAATATCTTAAAAGAACATGAAATTTACCCAAACAACTGCTACTAAAAAACTGCTTACACTCCATAAAAGAATCAGGGGTGTTGCCGGAGGAACGTCGGCTTCAAAAACAATATCTATTTTACTTATCTTAATTGATTATGCTCAATGCCATGATAACGAACTTATATCGATAGTATCGGAAAGTTTCCCGCATCTTCGCAGGGGTAGTTTAAGGGACTTTATGAATATAATGGAGGGACATGGTTATTTTGAAGAGTCTCGATGGTCCAAGACAGACTTTGTTTACACTTTTCATACCGGTTCACGAATAGAGTTCTTTTCTGCTGATCAGCCAGGTAAAGTCAGAGGACCACGAAGAGACGTTCTCTTCATCAACGAAGCTAATAACATAAGCTATGAGACCTATACTCAGCTAGAGGTTAGAACCAAAAAGATTATCTGGCTTGATTGGAACCCGACTCAAGAGTTTTGGTTCTACACCGAGGTTAAAGGGAAAGATAATGTTGATTTTATCATCTTAACCTACAAGGACAACGAAGCACTAGACCCAAACATAATTCAAGCTATTGAAGCTAGACAAGGAAATAAAAATTGGTGGCTAGTCTATGGCTTAGGGCAACTAGGTGAGGTAGAGGGAAAGATATTTAAAGACTGGCAGATTATTGATGACATACCCCATGAAGCCCGCCTAGAACGCTACGGAATGGATTTTGGCTATTCTAATGACCCTACTGCTATCGTAGCTATCTACCGCTACAACGGCGGCTTTATCTTAGATGAGATTACCTATCAAAAAGGACTATCTAACAAACAAATCGCTGATATTCTCTTAAACCAACCCAAGGCGTTAGTTATAGCAGATAGTGCCGAACCTAAGAGTATTGATGAGATACGAATGTATGGGGTGAATATCCTCCCAAGTAGCAAAGGTCAAGGCTCAGTCTTACAAGGGATTCAGTACGTTCAGGACCAAAGGATAAGTATTACCAAACGAAGTATCAATGGGATTAAAGAATATCGTAACTACATGTGGAAAACCGACAAGGATGGCAAGATAGTCAACGAGCCGGAACCAGGGTGGGACCATTTTAACGACGCTCTTAGATACGGTCTAACAGATTTAAAACCCTACGAGGAGATAGAAGACCTCCCAGAGGATGATTTATTTGACGAAAGGGGAATGTACTAATGAAATACTCAATCAAACTCAATCCAAGTAACCTTAAACCCCATCTCGATATAGAGTCGGACATTCAACGGACTAAAGATGGTTCTATGACCATTGTTGTCAAAATAAACAGGGAGTTAATCATTGACTATGTCATTTATGAAAACGACACCAGTACCCCAGAACTTACCATTACACCTACTGATTGAGAAACACGCTCAGGACCTAAAGTATGGTTCAGTTACCTATGTCTTCACGGTCCACAATGGAATAGTGGATATGTCCTCAATCAACGTAACTAAAGCCAAGAGGAGAAGATATAAGCCAACACAGCCAGAGGTAGCCAAGCGGTGACGGCACTGGTCTGTAGAACCAGTATTCGTAAGTTCGACTCTTACCCCCTGGACAACAAAACATATGGACAACTGTCCATGTAGACAACTGTCCGTTTTTTATACCAACTTTATACCAAATCATAAAAATATTTGACAGTCATAAGCCTAGAGTGCTAAATTACGACAATTAGCCAATGGTGCCAGATGGCACGTACAGGCCCCGTATTTCGGGGTCTTTTTTTTATCATTATGCCTACAGAAGAACCAAAGTCAATCATCCTAGCTAGAAAAGAAGCCGCCTTTCAATACTTAAAAGATAAAAGAACCCAATGGGACAACTACGAGAAGTTATTTCACAACCAACTCAACTCCCATATCACCGATTCCACCAAATCACAGGTCTTTGACCCCAAGATAGCCACCCTCATCATTGAGAGAGCTTATCGAGTTATGTCTCAAAACCCTCAAGGTAAAGTCAAGGCTATCTCTAAAAACGATAAAGGGGCGGAGAAGTTGATGAATCTCATCCTTGATAAATATATTCTCCCCAATGCTAACGCTCAATTCGATATCTTAACCAAACTAAGAATGATGGATATCTATTCCAACTTATACGGCAACTTCTTTGCTTTAGTCGACTGGGATGTCAAGAAAAGTGGCTACGCTGGTCCTGACATGTGGCTCTTAAACATCCGTGATGTCTTCCCTCAAGTGGGGGCGGTCTCCCTAGAGGACTCTGATTACGTCATTATCCGTTCTTGGCAACCCATTTCCTACTTTGAAGGACTTAAAAAACAGCAAGGTTATAAAAATATCGACAAGATAATTAAAATCTTAAAGAACAAGGGAAATTCTCTTAAAGACTCCGAAGATAAGAGTAAGCGTGAAGACACTTATCCTGAAGCCGAAGGCACACCAGGAACAGGCTTTTATGAAGTCTTAACCCAATATACCCGTGATACTTGGACCGATTACTGTGTCGATGCTGATTTAGAGTTTCGAGAAATAGAAAATCCTCACGAAAACGGGGAACTGCCGGTTATCTGTAAGTATTCCATTCCTCTCTTAGACGACTTCATGGGCATGGGAGATGCTGAAAGAGGTGAAAGCATGCAATCAGTGGTCAATTCTGTGTGGAATCTCTATCTAGATGCCGTCAAGATGTCTATCTTTCCCCCAACTTTAATCAATAAAGACAATATCGCCGCCATGTCTTCCTTAAAATGGGCGGCTAGTGCTAAATGGCTCGTCAGAGGACAGATAAACAATTCGGTTCAACCTATTCAGTTAAATCCTCAAGGGATTTCCACCTTCAACAACACCTATCAAGTGGCTAATGCGGCTCTTTTGAACATGTTTGGAACGACAGATACCTCAGTTACCCAACAAACAGAAGCTGGATTTGGCAAAACCCCTCAAGCTCTTAGAATGCAGGCCTCTAGGGAGAATACTCGTGATAATGCGGATCGTTTTTACATGGAAGAATTTGTCAAAAAAATGGTCAATAGAATGGTCAATTTAATGGCGAAGAAAGCCGATGGGAGTGTCGCTGTTCGTCTCTTTGAAGATGAAATAAAAGAAATGATACAAGAGTATCCCGAAATGCAAGAGATGTACAACGAGAAGACAGGTAAACTTGAAATTGAGAATAAATCCTTTGGTTCTAACCTTTATGATTATGAAATCATTTCAGGGTCCATGTATCTCGTTGATCAGGATTCTCAACAACAATCCCTAACTTCTCTTGTTTCACTTCTAGTCTCTCAACCTCAGATTATGCAAATGGCGGCTCAAGAGGGTTACATCTTCAAGGTGGGTGAGTTAATTAAACGAATTATCGTCAATTCGGGTATTCAAGACTGGTCAAAGCTAGTCGAAGAGGAAAACCCTGAACAAACCGCTGATAGAATGTTTGACGAAGCTAATCAAGAATTTATAAGTGCCGTTCAGGCTATGGAACAAGGGCAAGGGCTACCTCCGCCAGGTCAAATTGGACAAGCCCCACCCCAAATGCCGCCTGAAGGCGTCCCAGGAGGAATAAATGGATAAACAAATAAATACAGCCAATACGGCTATAAGACCAAGTTTTATCAATCCGATGACTACTAATGAAGTCGAAATCGAGAGAAAAGGGGCTACCGATGAAGAGAGAGCCTTGTATGCCATGTCCAAGACTGGCGGTTGGAGATTCTTCAAGGAGATTGCCAGTCAATCTTTAGCTGAACTAGACGAACTCAATCGAATCGCTATTAGTAATGGGGCGGGATATGAAGAGCTCGGTAGAAACACTGTGGTTATCTCATCAGTTAAAGACATTATAAATCACCTCATCAATAAGGTGGAGGATGCGAAGGAGTCTTGTGAACCAGGAGAATGATTATGAAGATATTAATCAAATTAAACCAGAAGATAAAGCCTTTGAAGAGGTTAATCCAGTCGTTTATAAGTTTATTCCCAAAGGCTATCACTCGTGGAGACAACAAGGTTATTACTTGGTTTGCAAGTCATGTGATTTGCAACATGCAGTCTTTATTGGCCCGAATCTCGTCATGGTGGGAGAAAGGGACGGTAAGCCTATCCTCGAAAAAAGAAAAGACAGGAAAAAGTAATTAAAAGATTTGTGGCTACTCTATTCCTCCATAGGGTAGCGACAAGCATTTTAAGGCTTGGGGTCTCACATTCCCTTATCAGGTGTGTTTAGTACTTTAAAAAAATATGGACGAAGAAAACACCATGGCGCTAAACGAAGAAGGTGGAGAGCAAACCACCCCAGATACTACGCCGGTATCAGAAAACGAAACTGCCGAGGAAGTTAATGAAACTCCTGTTGAATCGACGGAAGAGACAGAAGCAGAAGAAACGGAAACGGATGGACAAAAGAAAGGTTTTACCCAAAGAGTCAGAGAACTTAACTCTAAGGCTAAAGAAGCCGAAAGACGAGCTGCTGAAGTTGAGGCTGAAAACCAATCGTTGGCCAAAAGGATTGCGGAACTTACTGGTTCTTATGAACCTGGAGAACAAAGGTTCTCACCTCCGCCAATTCAACCTGGGATGGAATATACCCCGGAACAGTATCAGCAACACGTTGCTGCCGCTGCTGGCTCAATCGTTGATTTAAGACTTAAACAACAGGGTGCTATCAATCGGATTCAAAATGAAACCTCAGAGGTAATCAGGTCTTATCCTGAACTTGACCCCCAAAGTGAATCTTTTGATAAGGATTTGTCCGAATCAGTAACCGAGGCGGTGGAAGCTAAAGTCCGAGCCAACCCCTATTCAGCTGACATTAAAAAATACGTTGAAAAGCTGATGAAGCCCTATAAAAGGGCAGTTACTAAGGAAGTAGGAAGGGTGAGTGAGAATTTAGCCAAACAGGTCTCACAGGCCGCAACACGCCCAACTTCTGTTCATAAAGGTGATAAACCCTTAGCGGAGAAGTCTATACTTGAACTAGAAAGAGAACTGGGGATTGTACAGTCCTAACCGTAACTTGGCACATTAATTAAAAGGAAAAATATATGGCTGCTATTGGAACTGGAATTTCCGGTGCCACCAACGTCAATACTACTTCTCAACTCTCTCCCGAAGTTGCAACATACTACGAGAAAGTCTTTTTAGACAGAGCTGAGTATGCTTTAGTAATGAAAGAGGGTGGACAATTCCGTACCCATCCCGTCAATGAAGGACGAACAGTCAACTTCACTCGCTACGAACCTATGACGATCATCACTAATCCATTAGGCGAGGCTAGTAACCCTGTAACCTGTGCTATCACAGCTTGCACTGTTGCCATGACTCTAAGCGAATATGGTTTGATTACTGTCCACTCTAAACTGAATTCCCTGGTCTCTATTGACTCAGGTATGAAAGAGAAAGTGGAACTAGTAGGTCAAAACATGGGTGAAACGTTGAATCGTTTGGTCCGGGCTGAACTTGAATCAGGTGGAACGGCATATTATCCAAATGGTCATGCTGTTACGACACTCGCCGCTGGCGATGTGTTGGATGCATGTAACATTAGGTTAATTGTCCAAAAACTTGAACTTGCTAAGGCTCGACCTTACAAAGATGGAATGTTCATCGGTAAAACCGACCCCTACAGCAAATATAGACTTTTAAGCGACTCTACTTGGATCAACGCACACACTTATAAAGATGGAAAAGAACTTTATAAGGGAGAAATGGGCGAATTGTATCAAGTTAGGTGGTTATTAAACAACGACTTGTCCTCTGGGACTGAGGCGGCTGCTTCAGCGGCTTCGACTGTTGTTCGTTTCTACACCTATGTGCATGGAGATAACTCTTTCGGAGTTTACGACCTAGCACAAGATAAACCTAAGCTCTATATCCAACCCAATATCGTAGATTCCAACTCACCTGTCGGGAGAATTTCTCTCGTATCTTGGGCTGGTTCTTACGCTACTAAAGTGCTTAATAGCTCTTGGGTGCTGGCTGCTCGGTTTACCTCGGTTTAATCGAACTCCTGGGGGTTTCTCTTGCCCCCAGGATATTATTTTTTAAGGAGGATTATGAGACCTAATAAAAATTACATTTTAATCAAAGAACAAGTACAGGAAAAGGTCACTCAAAGTGGCATTATTATCGCTGAAACAGCTGTCTTTGATAAACCCCAGAAAGGGGAAGTAGTTAGTATTGGCAAGATGGATAAGGAAGTTGATTTTAAGGTCGGGGATATAGTTATTTACAAGAAATGGGGGGGAAACGAATTTACTGAAGATAAGATAAATTATTTGTTTGTCTCACCGGAAGACATATTAGGTATCGAATAATGGACGGGACTAGGAGGAATGATTTGGAGATTCTCTATAAGAGCTTAAATAGCGCTGGAAGTTTAATGGAAAGACAACTCGTCGAGAAAATAATCAACAACATTAATAACGAAGACGAATTTGAAAGGAAATACAGGGAACAGCTTGTCAGAGCGGTCAAAGCCAACGACAAGTATAGTATCAAGAAGTTTAGTGAAATCTTGTTTGTTCACCACCAGCAAAAGGTAAATGGTAAACAGTTTTAAACTAAATTAGCACTATGTCCTTGACAATGCTAACACCCTATTATACAATCGCTAAGTTTTGGCATTAGGATTGTAATTTATAAATCTTCCGCCGCTCCGTCATGGGGCGGTTTTTTTGTGCCAAAATTTTAGGAATTATAGAAAATTAGGTATGTCAAAAACAATTATCAGTGGTTCGAATGGGTTTATTGGAGGAAGACTTAAAAGAGTCTTAATTGACCCGATTTGTGTACCACATGACGAGTTATCTACCCTTATTCCCGAACCCTATGACTATTTCTACTTTTTGTCTTCTTACGGAAACCTCGCCGATCAAACTGATGTTGAAGAAACTATTAAAGCGAATCTAAGTGATGTTATTCACGTCCTAAACAACTCCAGTAAAAACTTTAAGTCCTTTGTTTATTTCTCCTCGTCTTCAGTTAAGCTCCCACGTCAAACGGTCTATTCACGGGCTAAACGTGCCGCTGAGGAAGTTCTACTCTCTTATATAGAATCCCAACAATTACCTATTTGTATCATCAGACCTTTTTCGGTGACCGGAGTGGGGGAACAAGCTAAACACCTCATTCCGACTCTTATTCGCTCTTGCTTACTTGGAGAGCGCATCAACTTCGTCCCTGAACCTACTCACGATTTTATCGACGTATCCGATGTGATTGAGGGGGTTCTAAACCTTTCCTTAAATAAAGCCAAGGGCATATTCGAGTTAGGTTCGGGGAAAAAGTATAGTAATGCTGAAGTCCTTGAAATAGTAGAAAAAGAATGTAAAAAGAAAGCCAATATTAATATCGTCCCCTCACTAAGAGATTACGACACTAAAGACTGGGTATCGACTAACTTTCGTTCAAGGTCTTGGGGGTGGCTACCGCAAAAGTCTTTAGAGCAATCAATTCACGAAATGGTTATAGATTTTAAAAAAAATGAACAAGCTTGAAAAAAGAGTTTTAGAACTTTCTTATAAGCATAAGCTGTCCCATATCGGTTCGTGCTTAAACGCTGTCAATCAAATTGACACTATTTATTCAATTAAAGAAAAAGACGACATCTTTGTCCTGGGGAACGCTCATGCCGCCCTTGCCCTATACGTTGTATTAGAAAAATATAACTTAGGAAAAGCCGAAGCCTTTATTGAGAAGTGTGGGACTCATCAGGAGAGAGGGGGTTCGATAGTCGTTTCCGGTGGATCACTCGGTCAAGCAGAAACTATCGCCGTAGGTATGGCTATGGCCAACCGTAGTCGAAACGTTTATCTGATGACCTCTGATGG